ACAAAAAAGAATGTGATTGAAACGCTGGCTATGAAAACCGGGAAGAAGGCTTATAAGGTTGTTGTTCCTGGTAAAAATCCATTTACGGGTACAAAGACCTCATTAGTGGCTGGCACATATCGTAGTTCGTTTACCAATACTGTCGCGATTGTGATATTGGCAAACGACCCGGATGTATGCGCTGATGTTATTGACGGATTGGCTAACGGTACCTATGTTGTGGTGTTGGAGAATAAATATAAGGGTTTACAGAAAGAAGGAAACCCTGGTGATGCCGCTTTTCAGGTGTATGGTTACTACCAAGGGCTTACAGCTACAGCTATCGACAACG